TGCATACCTATACAATAATGAATTGGAAAACAAATACATCTAGAGAAAATTACATACCTAGCTATACAAGTCCTAAAGGCGGAAATAGAGCTTGTTTATGTTGGGATACAAATACATATAGTATTGAATGTTGCGATGGTAGTTTAAGATCGCAGGGCATAGGTTCAATATATAGAACATCTTAAAATTAAATAAAAATGAATCCAAGAACATTAAAAAAAATCTACAACAAATTATCTCAACAAGATAAGGTAGAACTAAAGTCAGAAAAAGTAGAATTAGCTGAAAGCGTAATACAATTACTTAAATATCATAAAGGCGTAGAAATATTTTCAGAAAACATTAATATAGATATAAAGGAAATTGATTCAGCAAAAAATAGTTTAGAAGTAGATTTAAAAGATTTAATGTCAGATATGGAAAAACTTGCTAAAGGTATAAATTCTGCTGATACTGCTGCTAAATTATTAGGTATGTCAGTTAGTGAAATACCAAATTATAATAAAGCTATACAAGCAGCAAAATTAGGATTTAAACAAGAAGCAAAGGCAAAAAAATATTTAAAATAAAATTATGAATCCAAGAACATTAAAATCAGTTTATAAACAAATAAATAAAGAAGAATTAAAATCTGAAAAAATTGAGTTGGCATTAATAGATGACTTGAAACAAATACAAAAAGAATCAACTAAAGCATATGTAGATTATATTGATGATATGGATACGTCTAAAGGATATTTATCACAAGCAAAAAGAAAAGCCACAAAAGCAGTACAATTATTAAAAGAATCTGTCAACTTATATGAGAATGCAGAATCTAAATTTAAAGAATTGGGTATGGATGTGCCAAGTGAATTAAAAAAACAAACTCCAAAAGCTGCTCTTGCAGAAGCAGAAAAAGATTTGAATATGATGACATCTTTGTTTTCTCAATTTAAAGTAAGATAATCTAAAAATGCAAAATAAATAACCTTAAACGATATATATATATGAAAGCTACAGAAATGTTAAACAAAGTAAAAGATTTGCTAGGAGTACAACTTTCAGAAGAAGTTAAACTAGAGCAAATGAAATTAGACAACGGAACTGTTTTAGAAGCAGAATCGTTTGAAAAAGATAAAGAAGTTTTTATAGTTACAGAAGAAGATAAAGTACCAGTTCCAAATGGTGAATATACAATGGAAGATGGTAGAATTCTTGTCGTTGAAGAAGGACTAATTTCTGACATTAAAGAAATGGAAGAAGAAGTAGAAGAAGAAGAAGCTACTTCAGAAGAAGAAGAAATGAAAGAAGAAGTTTATGCTTCAAAAGACGAAGTATCTGAATTAAAAGCTATCATTGAAGATTTAAAAGCTAAACTTGAATTAAAAGATCAAGAACAAGCAGAAGAAATCGGACTTGCGATGACTACTATGTTATCAGAACAAGAAAAAATAGATGAAGCAGTAAAAGAAGAATTATCTAAACCTGCTGCTGAACCTATAAAACATAACCCAGAAGGGGAAGTAAAAAAAGACGGTTATTTGTACGCACAAAACAGAAGAAAAACTACAAAAGACCGTGTATTAGAAAGAATAGTAAATTTTTAAAAATAAATAAATAAATAATTATGGCGACTACAGTAAGTATAACAAGTACATATGCAGGTGAGTTTTCAGGGAAGTATATTTCTGCTGCCCTTTTAAGTTCTCCTACATTAGACAATGGTAACATCGAAATTAAACCAAATGTAAAGTTTAAGGATGTAATCAAAAAGGTAGCAACGGATTCAAATGTAATCAAAGATGCTACTTGTGATTTTACAGATACAGCTACAGTAACATTGACTGAAAGAATCCTACAACCAGAGGAATTTCAAGTAAACCTTGAGCTTTGTAAAAAAGATTTTGTATCTGATTGGGAAGCAATTTCTATGGGATATAGTTCTTTAAATCAAAATTTACCTCCAAAGTTTTCTGATTTTATTATCGGACACGTTGCAGGTTTAGTAGCAGAAAAGAATGAGCAAAACATCTGGGGAGGTGTAAACGGAAACGCAGGAGAATTTGACGGATTTTCAGTCTTAATGGCTGCTGACGGAGACGTTAACGATGCTTCAAATGGTGGAGAAACTGCATTTAGTTCAACTAATATTGTTACATTATTAACAAACGTAGTAGATTCATTACCTTCAGCAGTTTACGGAAAAGAAGATGTAAAAATCTACGTTCCTACAATAGCATTTCAGTCTTACATTAGACATTTAGGCGGATACGCTGCTAATGGAGTTGGTGCGCAAGGTATTGACAACAGAGGTTCATTATGGTATGATAAAGGAAGCGCATTATCGTTTGACGGTATTGAGGTTGTTTTAGCTCAAGGTATGCCTTCAAATCATATTGTTGCAGGACAAAAATCTAACTTATACTTTGGTACAGGATTAATTTCTGACCATAACGAAGTTAAATTGTTAGATATGGCTGATTTAGATGGGTCTCAAAACGTAAGAGTTATTATGAGATTTACAGCAGGAGTACAATATGGTATCGGTTCAGACCTAGCTTTATTAACTCTAGCATAATAAATAAATAAGTATAACTAAAAGAAGGGTAGGTGGGACTTAACTACCTACCTTTTTTTTTAAAAAAATAATATAATATGGCTTGTGCAATAACTAAAGGAAGAACGTTACCTTGTAAAAATTCAGTAGGTGGATTAAAAAACGTTTATATTCTTGATTATTCGACTGTAATATCTGCTTTAAGTCCAAGTGCAGGTACGGTAACATTACCAACAGACGATACAGCAGAGTTTTTTAAATTTGAGATTAAAGGAAACTCAAGTTTAGAAACATCTGTAACATCATCAAGAGAAAACGGAACAACTTTTTATGAAACTACTTTAAATATGACGTTCACATATCTTGATGTAGCAACTCAAGAAGAAATTAAACTATTAAATGCAGGTAGGGCGCATTATGTAGTAGAAGATTATAATGGAAATTATTTCTTAATTGGAAAAGATCACGGAGCAGAAGTAACAGGCGGAACTGTTGTAACAGGTGCAGCTATGGGAGACCTTTCAGGATTTACTCTTGTAGTATCAGCGCAAGAAACAGCACCACCATTCTTTGCAACTGCACCAGATGTAAGTGCTACAACTCCTATTGACCCAGACGCTTAATAGGTAGTATATAAATAGAAGAAAGGGGTCTTATGACCTCTTTTTTTTTGTTTATCATACAAAATAGCGTTATTATTTCGATATATAAATATGAAGATATTAACGACAAGTGCTTTAGCTCAAAACATTAGTGTTATACCTAGAGCTTTTACTTCTTCTTATACTTTAAAAGTACACGACGAAGCTGCAAATGATGAAATATTTAATAGTAATGTTTCAGCAAGCACAAGCGATAATTTTAGAACTATATCAGTAACATTTAACCCTGTATTGAAAGAGGGTAGAAATTATATAATGACACTATTGTCAGGAAGCGATATAGTATATAAAGACAAAATATTTTGTACAGATCAGACAATTAATCAAGACAATAACAACTACTATGATATTAATAGTGGTCAATATGATTTTGATGATACTTCTGCTTCACACGATAACGATTATATAATACTATGAATGATTTAAGAATAGTTAATTTAAGTACCTATACAAGTCCTAAAATAAAGGAAATTAATAATAAGGACTGGGTGTCTTACGGAGATGATAACAACTACTTTCAATATTTAATTGACAGATACAATGGTTCTCCTACAAACAATGCAGTTATAAACGGTATATCTGCTATGATATTTGGTAAAGGTTTAGATGCTACAAACTCTAATAAAAAACCTGACCAATATGCGCAAATGATTTCTCTTTTTAATAATGACTGCGTTAGAAAACTTTGTTATGATTTAAAGTTAATGGGTGGGTGTGCTATACAAGTAATTTATTCTAAAGATAGAAGTAAAATTGCACAAGTAGAACATATGCCTGTAGAGACATTAAGAGCTGAAAAAGCAAATGACAAAGGCGAAATAGACGCATACTATTATTTTAAGGACTGGTCAAAATACAAACCTAACGATAAACCTTTAAGAATACCTGCATTTGGTACAAGCAAAGAAAGTATAGAGATATTATATGTAAAACCTTACAAAGCAGGATTTTATTATTATAGTCCTGTAGATTATCAAGGAGGTTTACAATATGCAGAACTAGAAGAAGAAATAAGTAATTTCCATTTGA